AGGACTCTGTGAAATATAGATACACACATGAAGAACAATCAGTAGACATAAGAACTTGGACTGTAGAGTCAGACGTGCCATTGACTGATGAACAAGTAGAAGAATTATGTAGTGAGCATGGTCATACAGAAGGACAAGTAGAACACCTTGATAATGCTTCTGTTGAGTATAATGGTACTGAGTATGGTGATAACTCAGAATATAGAACTTATTGTACTAAAGGTATTCCTTTTGACCCTGAACATCTTATTGCAGAACAAATAGCTAAACAAGATGAACTTAAAATTGATAACAAAATTTATACAGAAGAAGAGTTATCAAGACAATGAACTGTTGGCATTGTAATACTGAATTAATATGGGGTAGTGACCATGATATAAGCGAGGAGGATGGCTATTCATACGAAGGTATAGTCACTAACCTCTCTTGTCCTAACCCTAATTGTAACTCTCACGTTGACGTTTATTTACCTATAGAAAGGACTGATGATGAAGACCAACATTGAATTAAAATATAAAACAGATAAAAGTTTTAAATGGTTTGTTGATGATGCAGTAAAATCTATGTTATCAAATGCAATATATAATCAGGATACTTGGGATACTTGGGAATCTTTTTGGTATAAAGATATGCCATATGACGTAAACATATGGACAGATGAAGAAACTTCTAAAATAAATACTACAATTTACTCTTGTTATTTTAATAAAGATAACAATATATATTTAAACGAATCAGATTTTTATAGAGTAAGAGAGGATAATATAGATGTACATAGACCCAATACCAACAGACACACATCTTGTTGACGTAGTGAAAGAATATAAAAGGATACGTCAACTTCAATATGATTTTGAATGGGATGAGAACTCAGAAAAAGCAGAGTTTTATAAATCTCAAGCAACTCGTTATCATAAATTAATTAAACAAGGGGTCTTGTTTGACCCTTTATTTTAAGGAGAACCATATGCCAATTAGGAAAATAGCAAATGCTTGGCAAGTAGACATCCGTAAAAAAGGTGTTGTATTTCGCAAGTCATGTTCCTCTAAGAGTGATGCAGTCAAACTAGAGAAGCATTGTATTAAGTGTATTGAGGATGGTTTACCTTTACCTGAAGCTAACTCTATTTTGGGTATGACATCTGAAATCTTGTTCCGTAAAACTGCAGATAAATATTGGTCAGACTCTGATTGGGGTTTAACACAGATACGTAGACAAGAAAAAATACTTGATGTAATGGGACGTAATGTTCCTATACAAGATATAACTTCTAATGTGATTGATGATGTTTTACAACATTTTAAAAAGAAGGGAGCATCCACATCATCATTAAACAAGATTAGTGCTTGTATATCAAAGTCACTAAATCTAGCAGTAGACAGAGGATGGTTAGATAAGAAACCTAAAATTGATTGGATAACTACCAACAATAATAGATTAAGATATTTAATTAAAGAAGAAGAGGCATATCTTGTTCAAATTTTAACTGCTAAACAAGAGATAGAATGTAAAGATTTTTTCTTGTTTCTATTAGACACAGGGTTACGTAGAGGTGAGGCTTTACGTTTATCTTGTCGTGATGTTGACCTAGATAAAGGTACTCTTTCTGTATGGGAAACCAAGAACGGAAATCCTCGTACTGTTCCTTTGACAACAAGAGTTAAAAACATATTAGAAACTCGTATTGATACAGAGGGAAGATTAAAAAACAAACCTATATTTAATCTTACAGAAGAAAAGATAAGACGTGTATGGGAATGGTTACGAAACAACATGGGATTACAAGATGACAAAGAATTTGTTTTACATAGCTTACGTCATACTTGTGCATCTCGTCTTGTTCAGCGAGGAATACAACTACAAGTAGTACAACAATGGCTTGGACACAAGTCTATTAACATGACCTTGAGGTATGCTCACTTAGACACACAAAATCTTTTAGATGCTAGTAAAGTTTTAGAATCTAATATAGCTTAAACAAACATTTTTATGGAGAGTTCAGTATGGACACACGACAAGTATCGTTAGAACGTGAAATGAGAGAAGAAGGAATACATAGATTCCACAAGAATAATCTACAGAAAGCAGAGAAAGCTCAAGAATCAACAACCACATATGGTCAATACCTCTTGAGACAGACAGTATTAAAAGTAGAGGAAGCTATAAAAGAACATATAGAATCATCTATGAAAGGTAGGTCAGGTAAATCGGCAACATCTGCAGTCTTGTTGAATGACCTAGAACCATCAGTCACAGCAGTCATTACATTGAGGGTGGCACTATCACAGATAACTAGAAGGAGAGATTATAGTAGTTCTGCAGTAGCTTTGGGTATGGCTATAGAAGATGAGTTGAGAATAAGAACTTTTGAAGAAAATAATCCTCGTTTGTACAGGGTAGTTAAACAAGATTTAGATAAAAGGTCATCAGGTTATACTTATAAAAGACGTAAGTTGATAGAGTCAGCTAGGAGAGATGGTATAGAGTGGATGCCTTGGACACAGAGAGAAAAACTCTTGGTGGGTAACGCATTACTTGATTTAACTATAGTCAACACAGGATTATTAGAACTAAAGAGTATGATAAAGGGGGGTAAGAGAAGACAACTCTTGTTGGCATCTGAAACTACACTAAAGATAATTAAAGACCTTAATGCTTTCCAAGAAATACTTAGACCTGAGTTTTATCCTTGTGTTGTTCCACCTAAAGATTGGACTACACCTACAGATGGTGGTTATCACACTCATCATGTTCGTCAGATACCTCTTGTTAAGACTGAGAACAAAAACTACCTACAAGAACTTAAACACTTTGATATGCCTATGGTGTACGGAGCAGTTAATGCTATGCAACAGACAGGGTTCAAGGTTAATAAGTTTGTATTACAGGTACTAAAAGATATATGGGATAGTGGGATATCTTTACCTAGCTTACCACCATCAGAGAACTTACCAATACCTAACAAGCCACATGATATTGCTACAAATAAACAGGCTAAGATTAATTGGAAAAGAAATGCAGTTATCATACATACAGAGAACAATCGTATGGCATCAAAGAGACTCTTGTTAAGAAAGACAATACAGATAGCAGATAAGTTTAAAGATGAGAAGGCTATCTACATGGTGTACCAATTAGATTTTAGAGGACGTATATATGCAGTACCAAATTATCTTAATCCACAGGGAACAGATTTTGCCAAAGGACTATTACTTTTTTCTGAGGCAAAAAAATTAAACGAGCAAGGGGCTTGTCACTTAGCTATACATGGGGCAAATATGTTTGGTTATGATAAGTCATCCCTTCAAGAACGTATTGATTGGGTTCAAGATAACCAAGAGAGAATACTATCCTGTGCCAAAGACCCATTATCTGACTTATGGTGGGCAAAGGAAGCTGATAAACCTTTTCAGTTCTTAGCTTTTTGTAAAGAGTGGGAAGGTCTTGTTGCTGACCCTGAGAACTTTGAGTCTAGTCTTCCTGTCTGTGCTGATGGTAGTTGTAATGGACTACAACATTTTGCAGCAATGTTAAGGTCAGAGACTACAGGTAGAGAAGTTAATCTTGTACCAATGGATGAACCACAAGATATATATCAGAAGGTAGCAGATACAGTTACACAAAAGTTGAGAGAAATGCCAGATGATATAGCAAAGAAGTGGATTGATTATGGGGTATCTAGGTCTTGTTGCAAACGTCCATGTATGGTATTACCTTATGGTGGTAAGCAGTATTCTTTTACGGACTTTGTAATGGATTATATTGTTGAACAACGTGATAAAGGTATACCACATCCGTTTGGTGAAGATGTATTTAAAGCAGCAACGTTCTTGTCAAAATTAATATGGCAATCTATATCTGAAGTTGTTCATGCAGCAACTGATGCTATGGCATGGTTACAAAAAGCAGCAAGGGTTGCATCTTCAGAAGGACTACCTATAAGATGGGACACTCCATGTAATCTTCCTGTTATACAAGCATATCAAGAAGTTAAATCTAGTCAGATACAAACCAAGTTACTTGGAAAAGTATTTAAACCTAGAGTGTATTCACAGACAGGTAAGTTAGATAAGAACAGACAGGCTAATGGTATCTCTCCTAACTTTGTACATAGTATTGATGCTAGTCACCTTATGATTACTCTTCATGTTGCCAAGCAGTTAAACATACATTCTTTTGCTATGGTACATGATAGCTATGGTACTCATGCTGCAGATGCTGAAGAAATGTGGGGTGCATTACGTACTGCATTTGTTGAGATGTATTCACAGATGGATGTATTAGAAGAGTTTAGAAATTATCTTTTAGAAGTGTTACCTAAGCATAGACATAAAGAAATAGACCCAATACCAACTAAGGGTAATTTAGTTTTAGATAAGGTAATTGATAGTTCCTTTTTCTTTGCATAATTAATACCCACTCACTTAGACCAATGAAACTATTAAGAGGTTAATAATGGATAAAATTCAATACGAAAATATAGTTACTCCTGCAGGTAGAGCAATCTATCCTTGGTTGATTGAACCTGATACAAAGTTCAACACATTAGGAGAATACAAGGTTAGTCTTTCCCTACCTATGGGTAAGGCTGAACCTCTCATCAAAAAGATTGATGAGGCTATGGAAAAAGCAAAGTCCCTAGCACCAGAGGGAAAGAAAGTTAAGGTAGCAGACCCACCATACTACAATGAAGTAGATAGTGATGAACAAGAAACAGGTAATGTCTTGTTTAAGTTTAAATCTAAAGCACAGATACAAACTAAAGATGGTAAGACCATAAAGATGTCACCTAAACTTTTTGATTCTAAAGGAAATTTACTTACAGATATTGAGCAAGTCTGGGGTGGTTCTACAATAAAAATTAGTGCTGACCTTGCCCCTTACTTTGTTGGTGCTGTTGGTGCAGGTGTAAGCCTTAGACTAAAAGCAGTACAAATAATTGACTTAGTTACAGGTGGTGGTACTAATGCAAACAGCTATGGTTTTGAGGCAACGGAAGGATATGAAGCCTCGACAGAGACAAACCAAAATGAGTTCGATTCTGCAGATGCACAAGAGGACTTTTAGTAAATTCGTTAGGGATAAAGGTTATCGTAGTGGACTCGAACAAAAAGTTGCAGATGAACTCAAAGCATTAGGTATCAATTTTAGTTATGAGCCTAAAGGTTGGGTCACTTACAATAAACCTATGTCACGTTACAAGCCAGACTTTGTATTACCAAATGGAATTATAATAGAAACAAAAGGACAGTTCCTTAGTTCAGATAGGACTAAACATAAATTAATAAAAGAACAACATCCTAATATTGATATTAGATTTGTATTTAGTAATTCCAAAAAAAGATTAGGTAGTAAATCTAAAACTACTTATGGTATGTGGTGTATAAAGTATGGGTTTGATTACGCAGATAGAAGTATTCCTAGCGAATGGATATATGAAAAACCAACACCTTCAAGAATGAAGGCAATTAAGGTATTAGGAATATGAATAAAAGAACTAAAACTAATTACATAGTTGTGCATTGTGCTGCAACTAAACCAAGCATGGATACAAGTGCTGCTGATATAGATAGGTGGCATAGAGAACGTGGTTGGTTAAAGATAGGATATCACTTTGTTATTAGACGTAATGGAGAGATAGAAGAAGGTAGAAAAATAGATGAAGTAGGAGCACACGCAAGTGGTTATAATTCTTCTTCTGTTTCTATCTGCTTAATAGGTGGATTGTCCGAAGATGGTAAGTCATCTGAAAACAATTTTACAGAAGAGCAATGGGAATCTTTTGGAGCAGTAATTGATACTCTTACAAATAGATATCCTAATGCAAAAGTCATTGGACACAACGACATATCTAAAAAAGATTGTCCAACATTTAATGTAGGAGAATGGTATGCAAAGTATAGGGAAGTTGAAGGACACCCAGTCTAGTGATGTAATCTTTATTATGCACGAACCAT